GTTGACAAATTTTTGGATCTTATTCCTAGCTGGCAATATGTTAAATCTTATTTAATTGTTAACGCTCCTTCAATCATTAGTGTGTTAAGTCTTATTGTTCATTGTGGTATATTTACCATATTTGTTAAATGGATTTATAATTGGTGGACTGGTAAGCCAGCACCACAATCTTTTGGTTTTAGTCAAAAAATGCGTAGTCATAAAGCGAAGCATTTTGTTAGAGATCCGCATGCTATGAAAGATTTTATAGCGAATGTTCAACCTCAATTTGGTGAAGATTCTTCTGGCATGGCTCTTATTGAATCTTTAGTTCGTAAGAATTGTTTTAAATTTCAGTCTTTATCTGATTTGGACACTTGGAATACCATAGGTTCGATTACGTTTTTAACTGGTCGTGTTGCTATAGCTAATTATCATTTTCTTGAGAAATTATCTATGGGTGTACAACGTGATCCTAAGCGTATTGATAGACCTATTAGGTTGAGTCATGGTAGTGATAAGAATGATCCTGGTCTTTTGTTCACTCTCAAAGAAATTTTTGAAGGTGCAAAAGCTGGTTGTTTGTTACGTAAAGATATGATTTTAATTGAATTTCCTAAACGTATGCCTGAGCGTACCAATATTATTAAGTACTTTTGTAAACGTAAGCAATTGGAATTAAACCAATTTAATTTGGAAATAGTTCTTGCTAATGTTACTAATACACAGGGTTTTTATATTGGTCGTGGTTCTGCTTTTGGTGATCCCATTGCTTTTACAGAAAAGCATGTTGGCACGCCTTATACTGTTGAAGAGTTGTTTTGTTACGACCTCCCAACGAAAGCAGGTGATTGTGGTTCCTTAATGTGTGTATTGAATCCTTCTCAAAAAGAAAAGATTTTTGGAATACATGTTGCTGGACATACACATTATGGTAGTGGTTTTGCAGCAGTTGTTACTCAGGAAGAAATTTTTGAGGATTTACAATTGTGTGAACCACAAGTGGAAAGTGAAATGCCAAATTTGTTAGTTCCTCAATCGAGTGATTTAGAGCGTCCTGTTAGATTTGAAATCTTAGGTCGCACTAAATTAGTTAAAACTCGTAACTTGGAAACTGATATTATTCCTACTAAAATGTATGATTGTCTTGGTCCTAATGGTCTTAGTCCTGCTGCTCTTGCTCCTTTTATGCAAGAAGGAACTTTGATAGACCCGTTGTTAAATGCTCAAATGAAATACTGTAAGCCAGATATTTTGTTTGATCACAAATTAGTGCATAAATGTTGCACTGATTACTTTGATTTTTGTGATTGGTCGGAAGTGTATAATGTCGATAGACGTTTATATACTACTTATGAAGCTATATATGGTTTGGAAAACGATTCCGATTTTGGTTCTATTAAATCCTCTTCCTCCTCGGGCTGGCCTTGGAGTTGTGTTGGAGTTAAAGATATAAAGAAAGAATTGTTTTTATATGATCAATATACAGTCGAATGGAAAGCTGCATATGATGTTGTCTATGATAAAGTAAATGTTATCATTGATAAAGCTAAAAATAATGTGCGTATGTTTCACGTGAGTGTTGATAATTTGAAAGTTGAACTTAGAGAAGATGCAAAAGTCTTAGCTGGTTCTACTAGATTGTTTTCGGGAAGTGAATTTACTTATTTAGTAGCCTTTAGGCAATACTTTGGAGCTTTTGCTTTGTGGTATATGAAGAATAGGATATCCAATGGTTCTGCTATTGGAGCTAATGCTTATTCTTCGGAATGGAATACAATTGCTTTACGCTTAATTGAAAAGAGTATCAATAATATCCGTGCAGGAGATTTTGAGAAGTATGATGGAAGTCAAAAGCCTGTAATACATCTTATGATGCTTGATGAAATTAATCGTTGGTACAATGATGGACCTGAAAGTGCTAGAGTCCGTTCAATTCTTTGGATGGAAGTTTATAACTCTAAGCATATTATTGACGGTGTAATTTATGAATGGTTTAGTGGATTACCTAGTGG